TGATCCCCAAGAGCCGACCACAACAAAAGCGCGACGAGACGCTGAAGCAGCTCAAGGCTGCCAACGTCAGCGATCCGGTGTGCTTGGTCGGCATTCGTGGCTACTACCGCGACAGCATGGGCGCGACTGGCAAGAACGACCGAGGCATCTACGACGACGCCATCATCCTTGTTTCGCCCAATGTCCACGCCGCCTTCAACGCCAACGTCGATCCGGCCCGCAGCGGAAAGAACCCCAAGATCGGCAAAGGCTACGCATCCCTCAAGTCAGGCGTCTACCGCTACCGACTGGGCAAGCACGGCATTCGGAGCGGCAACCCCTACAAAGCTCTGGTGCAGGGCGATGCAGTCACCGTCCAGCGTGATGGCGGCAAGGAAGAAGTCGGATTTTTCGGCATCAATATCCATCGCGGCGGAATCACCCGCACTAACAGCGAAGGCTGCCAGACCCTGCCGCCCGCCCAGTGGCCCGCCTTCATCTCCCTCGTTGAGTCCGAGATGAAACGCAACAACGCCAAAACCGTCAGCTACGTTTTAACACACCCAAGAAAGGACATCGCCTAACATGGCCAAAACAATCGGACAACTAACACAAGCCACCACCCTCGCATCCGGCGACGAGTTCGTCATCGAGCAGAGCGGACTGACCAAGCGTGTCGCTGCATCCGTAGTGCGCGGCGGACTGGTCAATGCGGACATTGATGCGGCGGCGGCGATTGCGCTTTCCAAGCTGGCGACCGGAGCACTGCCAACGGCAATCACCGTGTCCACGGCCAACCTTGTCGCGGCCGTAGCCAACGCACTAGTGCCTGTTAGCACGGTGCAGTCATTTGCCAGATCCACGGCCCCGACCGGATGGTTGTCGGCCAACGGCGACACCATCGGCAGCGCAGCGAGCAATGCAACCAACGCTTCGGCTGACTACTCGGCATTATTTACCGTGCTATGGGACAACTGGAGCAACACCGACCTGCCCATTTTAGATAGCGCGGGCGCTGCCTCAACTCGCGGCGCCAATGCGGCGGCTGACTTTGCGGCCAACAAGCGCCTGCCCCTACCCGACCTTCGCGGCATCTTTGTGCGCGGCAGTGGGTCGCAGACGATCAGCGGCACAAGCTATAGCGGGACATTTGCATCGAAGCAGCAAGACGCATTCAAGAGCCATACACATGCGGTTGGCGATACGACTATTACTGGATCGGGAGGAGGAAGCAGCTACCGCGCAAACGAAGGCTCGGCGCAAAACACAACAGCCACCGGCGGCACCGAAACCCGTCCCGCTAACATCGCGCTGCTCTACTGCATCAAATTCTAAATGCCCCTCGAAAGCCCCATCCTCCGCGACGGCGACGCCGGATTCGCTGGTTATGCCAGCAGGATCAATCCGGTTGCGCTGCCTGCTGGCATGCTCCAGCTCTCGGAGAACATGCGCCTCGATCGCGGAGTGGCGGTGACGAGGAAGGGCGCGAAGCGCATGGCGGACGCCATCAGCGTGGCCAGCTCGCCGCTCACGGTGCCTTTCGTGCTGAACCCTGCGCCCAACGCGCCGGTCGTGCAGAGCGTCTACAGCGGCGGCATATTTGCGGCCAGCGTCTACCGCTCGCCGGATCAGGTGCAGTCGGCCGAGATCGTTGTGCTGGCCGGCGGCGACCGCGCTTACACCATCCTCTTGGACGACAACCAATCCTTCGCCGGTGTCTGGGCGGGCGGCTTTCTGGTCACTGCCGTCTCACAGGGCAGCGAGGAGATTGTGGACGAGAACGGCGACACCATCGTCATCAGCGTGCTCCCGCAGGAGCTTGCCTACCCGACATCACCGGACGAGGTGATTGAGCCGACCGACACGGTCTCCATGGTGCAGGCCAACGACCGCCTTTACTTGTTCCGCGAAGCCGATGCCTCGCGTCCCGGCTGGGTGATTAAGAACGTGACCACCAACGGCATACAGGTGAGCGGCACCACGGCGACCGTGAACCTGACCGGCCACGGATTCCCCGCTGGTGCCCGCGTGCGCATCGAGGGGAGCAATGTCGCGGCGTTCGACGGCGTGGAATACCAAATTCAGACGGTGGCTGGAGACGGAAACAGCTTCACCATCACCGTGCCGAGCGGCACCGCAACCGACGCCACGACCAGCGGCCGCACCATCCGCCGCGTGAAGGCGCCGCTTTACTGGGACGGCATCACCACATCGTTTGTCCGCAGCCCCGCAGGCGTGCCCGCCGGAATGTCGGCGACCTTCAAGACCATGCGCTCAACGCCTTGGGGCACCTACGTCAACAACCGGCTGGTGCTTCCTGACGGTAAGAACAACGTGCTCATCAGCGATATCTTGGACGCCAATACCTACGATCCCTACTGGCAGTCGTTCCGCGCCGGTGCCGGTTCCAATGACTTCGTCGTCGCGGTCCATCCGTGGGTGGAAAACAGCTTCCTCGTCTTTTGTAGAAAGTCCATCTGGCTTGCGGAGGTCAACCAATTCGCCAGCGTGGACGGCGCCAGCACGGCCATCGACACCGCTCTCAGCAAACTCACGCTCCTCACCGATGAGGTCGGCTGCGCGGCTCGCCGGTCCATCGCCACGGCAGGGCAGTTTGTCTATTTCCTCTCGGACTCCGGTGTCTACCGCCTCGACAGCCGCCTCGACTTGAAGCTGCGCGGCGACACCAAGCCTCTCAGCGACCCCATCGCCAACCAGCTCGACGACCTCAACGCGACACTAGTCAAGAACTCGGTCGGGCTTTGGTATAGCAACCGCTACTACCTCGCCGTCCCGCTGGCCGGTGCCGACAACAACAACGGCGTGTTTTTATACAATGCCTTAAACGAAGCATGGGAGACGAGGGACGTTTTCGGCTTCGGCGTGGATGACTTCGTAGTCGCCACCCGCGCCAACGAGCGCCGTCTCTTCGTCAGCAACAAGGCCGGTCGCCTCATGCTCCTCGACGAGATCGAGGAAGGCGACCAGTCGCCCGACGTGCAGGCCGATGTCATCACGCCGGTCCCCGGCCGCATCGTCACCCGCCGCTATGGCATGGGCAGCATGTCAACGAAACGCTTCGTCCGCAGTCTCGCCGATGTCGTCTTGCCGAACACCGGATCGGTCACGGTCAAGGCGATCACGATCAACCCCGACGCCACGATCACGCTGGTGCCCGGGCAGACCAACACGTCCGGCTTGGCCGAAGACTACACGCTCAAGCAGCCGATCCGCGCCAAGGCACACTACGCCGAACTCGAATTTCTAACCACGGCAAACCGGCCGGAGATCCGCAACGTCAGCATCGAGGCGGCAGGACCATCCAACCCGCCGACTGAGACAAGGAACGCAGCATAACAACTAAGGAGAACAATATGGCAACAGCAACTACAGGATATACATGGGCCTCTGGCAACACGGTCTTGCCGGGCCTGCTCAACCAGATGGTCAATAGTGCAACGATCACGTTGAGCAATGACGAAGTCACGACCGCGAAAATTGCGGACGCGAACGTGACAGACGCAAAACTCGCCACCGGCATCGACGCCAGCAAGCTCACGACCGGCACTTTACCGATTGCGCGGATTGCCGACGATGCCGTCACCGACGCCAAGCTCTCCCTTGCCGCCAATGCTGGTGAAGTCAAAAAGGCGCTGAACGCCGACAACTCGCCGCCGATTTTTGCGTGCAGGGCTTGGGTCAATTTTGATGGGACCGCTGGGTCAACGGTGGACGGAGAGTTTCGCTGCACCATTCGCAGCAGTGGCAACGTAAGTAAAATTGTTCGTAATGGCGCTGGAGATTACTCTGTCTTTTTTACCACAGCGATGCCTGACGCCAACTACGCCACCTTGGTATCCAACCGTTCTACATTTTTCAGCGGTCATGCATTTAGCACGACATCCGCACTTGCAGACGTGGAAGGCGGGGTCGCAACTAGTTTTGTCAGGGTGGCCCACTATCCTGCTGGCGATGTGACAGGATACTCGGGGGCGACAAACGACTCCAGCATTATGACAGTCGCCATCTTCCGATGACCCCATGGCAAAAGGCAAAACAATGGTGGGACAACCACTCAACGCAAGACTTCTGGGAGCTTGTCGGCGAGCATCTGAGCAGCGGCTTAGTCCACGCCACACCGGAAGTCTTTCTGCTGGCCTCGGAGTTGCGGTGGAACGCGGAGGATCAAGCCTTTGAAAGCGGCGAGCCAAATTGCTGGTTCGTCACTTTGGCTGCTGCTGTTGGCCGCGCAAACCCTGTGCGGGAGTTTATGCGCGTGGCGACTCGGCCGCAGCAATACGCGGCGTGGTGCCGACGTGGGAGCTTTGAGCCGCGAGTATACTTGTGGGAAACACTAATTAAGAAAACAGGAGGATAATACTATGGGAGGAAAAGGACCAAGCGCACCAGCGCCACAACCAGTGCCAGCGGCGCCCGCGCCGATTGATTACGACAAGATGGCCGCCGCGTCGATCCGCGTGGCCAACGCACAGATCGCCGCCGAAGAGGAGTCGATCAAGCGGCTTTACCCGCAATACATCAACATGCAGTTTGGGACCGCCGACCAGCTCGCCGGTCGCCTCAACAACGAATACCTCCAGCGCACGCGCGGTGTCATCGGCGAGGAGCTGGCAGCAGCGTCCGCGCCTAATGCTATTGAGGCGCAGCTCCAGCGGGATGCGGAGTCTGAACTCGCGCTCGGCCGCTCGCTCTCACCGGAGCAGCAGCGTGAAGCCTCGCAGTCGGCACGCGCGGCCTTCGCGGCTCGCGGGCTTGGCACTTCGATGGGCAGCAGCGCGGCGGAAATCCTTAACCGAGATGCCTATGGGCAGCAGCGTTTGGATGCGCGCCGTGGGTTTGCGGCTGGCGTGAACCAGATGGATCTGGCGCGGCGTCAGCGGCGGATTGGTCTCGGCGGGATGTATATGGAGACAGATCCATATCGTCAGGCGCTCGGACCCGCCTTCGGCCTCGGCGGCGACACACTGCGCACCTCGCAGAATCAGGTGAGTAACATCTTTAACAACTCGCTCCAGCAAAGTGGCAACGTAAGCAGCTTCAACACGAATATGGGGATGAGCTTGAGAAATTCTGCGCTTAACAATAACGCCGCCATGCAGGCTGCGGCGATGCAGGCCGGTGCGCAGCAAAACGCAGGCATGATGGGCATGCTCGGCGGGATCGGCGGCGGTGTGGCCTCTGGCCTCGGCTCGGTCGGCATGGGCATGGCCCTCGGCGGCGTTTCTTTCTAATGACCTACGAAGACAAAGTCTCTTACGCCCACCGGCTCATTGAGCAGTCGCTCGTTGAGTTTGGCAATCCGTGCATCGCTTGCTCTTTCGGCAAGGATAGCATGGTGGTGCTGGACTTGGTGCGGCGTCACCGGGATGACTTGCCGGTTGTCTTCCACCGCGAGCCTTGGCAGCCGCACAAGTATCGGTTCGCCGATGCGGTGATCCAGCACTACGGACTGCGCGTCTACGATTTCCCGCCCTCGGCCACGATGGTGCAGGACGGCGGGGGCGAGGTGGAGATCGCCGGATACTACCAGATCGGCGCCCGCTACAATATGCTGCCGACCGGCATCCGCGCTCCGAAGGACGGCGAGGACTTTGTCTGCGGACTTGCGGACATCTACCAGCGGCCGACCGGCACGTTCAACTGGCCGTGGGATGCGATGTTCCATGGCCACAAGGCGAGCGATACGGATGCGGTCTACGGCGACATCACGATCCGCACCGACGTGGCGCGCAACCTAGACAGCGCCAGCCTCGTCTTCCCTATCCGCCTCTTCACCGATGAGGACGTGTGGCGCTACATTGAGGAGAACAATTTGCCCATCCACCATGGACGCTACGAGAAGGTCGGCGAGACATGGCAGGAGCGGGAGGACAAGACCAACAACCCTGACTATGTGACGGCCTGCACGGCGTGCATGGCCAAGAACGGACCCGCCGAGGTGCTGTGCCCACGGCTTGGCCAACTGGTGAGCAATGTGGGCGATCAGCTCCGGTGGTCACAAAAAGAACGCCCCAGCTACCTGCGGGCAGAAGCAGCTTAACAACGAGAAGGAGAACAAAACTATGTTTGCTTATAAACCGACAGAGAACGACCAAAGCGGACGCATCATCGCCCAAGGCATGATGGGCGCCGCGCAAACCAACGCACAGACGATGGGACAGCTCGGCCAAGATATTGGCGGGGCGCTGGCGTCCATCGGCGGAATGGTCGGCAACGTCAGTCAGGCCAACGCCCAGGCGGACTCGGCTTTCGATGCCATCAATGCCATCGGCCAAATGTATCCCGGCAT